GAAGCCTTTGAATTTGCACAATACGAAGCCGAGGACGACGATTGGACCTACGTTTCTACTTCCGTCGAAGCTGAGGAAGTAGAAGACGAAGAAGAAGATGAGGAAGAGTTCTAATGATTACCGAGGAACAGATACAAGCTCTTAAAAAACTTACACAATTAACGCCGGACATGCCGAGGGACAGCTCTTGCGAGATTGTGAACCCTGCTCTGTTCGAGTTCTATTGTGACACCTTGTTCCTCGATCCCGAATATTGCTACGTCACGGAAGCGGACGCAGTACAAGCCCTTGACCAGTTGTTGGAGTTCTGACAACTTGGTCATGTTTCCCTGTCGGTTTTCTCCTTGTTCCGACAGGTTTTCCTCCTAATGTGACTAGGCTCCCCGATTGCTTAAGCGGTCAGGGAGCCCTTTTTATAGGTGGGACAGTCTTTCGGACCAAAAAATCATTCTTGGCCGCTGGTGGGCCTCCATAGGCCTTTTAAAACGGCATCTACCTGCTCACGCCGCCGAGCCTTTTCTTCCTCGGTAAGCTGAGGCGTTTCCGGTTCTGGTTTGAAAACGTTTCTTGGTCCCGTTCTGACTTCGACGCTAGGCTTGGCGTTGGTCGGCAATTTTCCGGCAGTGCGTAGCCAGTTCCTCCATGTCGCATCCCAATCGAGCTTGGTGCCCTTTTGTCCTGGTACTGCTCGCCAGTAGTCTCGAAACTTGGCGAGTTCCAGATTGTCGAGCCCATCCTCGGCCCTCGGATGCCAAGTATCAGGTAAGCGCGTAGCGCGTTTTGTCTCTCGCTTGCCCTCTACCTCTCTCTCTGTCTCTTTCTCTGTCTCTATCTCTAGACTATCAACTTGATATCGCTCTGATATCACGCTGATATCAGTTTGTACCAACCAGTGAGACAGCTTTGAGACGATTGATTTTGCTTCGTTTTCTAGAACCCTAAGCCGAAAGGCAAGCGTTTTCATGTCTGGAAGCTCGCCATCGTACTCGCTGGCAATCAACCAGATCATAACCAGATTTTTCGCGGCCTTCGGATCGAGATCGTGCCAATGCACGTCATCCAAGAGATCACGATAGAGTTTTATCCAAGGGGGTTTGCGATCTTTAAAATGCTGGAACTGATGCCAGTTTTTAATTTTGTAGCTCATCGGTACATCCTATAGATTGCCCGATAGCAAGCGCAATGGTATAACCAAAGGCGTACATCGGGACGGGCCAAACGTCCCCACGCTGAGGCCGGGGAGTTCGCGCTCTTCCGGCCTCTTTCTTTTTAACACTAATTCAGTGTTTTACAAAATCTTCTTTGTAAATTGGACGGTCAACATCTGTGACCTTCACGTCATTGATCCGAATCGCGCCTGACTGGATGTGACGCCGAGCCTCTGATTTGCTCCGCGCCCATCCAACCATGACTAATAGCTCAACGAGCGTCAGCATTAGCCAATCGCTCGGCAGCTTGGCCCTCGGCCTGTGCGAACAACGGATCTTCCATGAGCTTGTAATAGTGTAAACCGGCAGCTAACAGGTTTCGGATGCTGTCGCTCTCAGTATTGATGCGAGAACGCCAGCGCCAATCTGACACCTCTGCCCACATTTCTTCGGAAAAAGATAAGGTTTTTCTGATCTCTAGACTCATGTTACGCCTCCATTGATGAGTGCTTCTTAATAGCAAATCCGATGAAGTGATGCAACCCTGTTGACACGCCTCTTATCATCTGTATATATAGCTGCGGAGGTAGCAACATGACTGACATCAACCTTAGCCTAAAAAAGATCGAGTATCTTGAGGATGCTATTGCACAGATGCAGCAGCGCCTCTTCAGAGTTGACATCCAATATGGCGAACGCGACTTAATCGCCATTATCACGGATCTCATAACCACGTTAGATCACGCGAAAAATGATCTGAAGTGGGCACGCAAGGAAATGGTCGAGCAGACCTTAAACACTGGGGACTATTCACATGACACACGACTCGGACTTTACACCTGAGAAGAGACGCTCAGCGTGGTGGTCTGGTGACAGCCGCAGAGCCGTCACTGGGCATCTAATCGATGTAATCTTGGAGAAGCGCGGCGAGAAAGAAATCGCCGATCTCTCCGAGGTAGAAGTGGTGCAGATGGGGCATGTTATGCAGCCCTACATTGGCAAGATCTTTGAGGACACGACAGGCATTGGCGTTAGAGATTTCGACTTACCTGGAATCCATCCGTCTGAGCAGTGGCTTCGGGCGCATACCGACTTCGTCACTGACGATGGCGGGCTCCTTGAAGTCAAGAACTACAATGCTTCGACGATCAACAAGTACTCTGAGCCTGACACTGAACTCAGATTACCTCCTGCTGACTTTATACAATGCGTACACGAGGCAACGGTCTTTGGAGTACCTCATGTCCATTTTGCCGTACTGTTCGGTGGTCAACGGTTTCGCCATTGGCGGGTCGATGTCGACGATGCAATGAAAACCGACTTCATACAGCAAGCCGCTAAGTGGTGGGCGCTGTGTCAGGTCGGAGATCTGCCAACACCGGAGACGGTCGAACAAGCTAAACTGGTCTACTCACGCTCTACCGATGAGCAGATCATAGCAAACGCAGCCGTCGAGCAGGTTGTGCAGCAGCTCAAGGCCATCAAGGACAACATCAAAGCACTGGAAGATCAGGAAGAACGCGCTCAGCTCATGTTGCAAAATTACATGCAACAGAAAGGCGAGATCATCGCACCGTCTGGCGAGGTTCTTGTGAGCTGGAAGCAATCCAAGTCTACCAAGAGCTTTGACAGTAAAGCATTTCAGTTTGAAAACCCTGCCCTATACGAACAATACAAGATTGAAAAACCAGGCTCACGGAGGTTTTTAGTAAAATGAAAAAAGAAACTTTAGCAGCTAAGCATCTATTAGATTGCTTCGTAACATTTCTAAATCTTCAATCACAAATTGAAGTTGCGATGGAAAATCTCGCAAAAATGCTCCTTGAGCATAATGTGTTGGTAGATTTAAAAAAACACAATTTAAAATATGCGCCGATAAATCGCGAACAAAGTGCCGAAAAAGCGCCGAATAAAAAAGGTCGGCCATTAGGCTCTAAAAACAAGCCAAAGGTGAAACGCAAATGAGAAAGCAGGTTGATTGGGACACAATACGCGCTCAACAGTGGGATCGTATGGTGGAAATCAAAAAACTGCGAGATCAGGGCTTAACGCTTAAAGCTATTGGTGATTTGGAAGGCCGGAGCCCTGAAAGAATGCGTCAGCTATTATTCAAATTTGAGCGCAGTTCAAAATTGTATTCAACGAAACATAACTATGTCCATCTAATAAGGATTAAAAGGAATGACACAGATCACAACAGTGCCGTTGGAAACGGCTGATTTCTTGCTCGGTCGCTTGATCGCAACGGCAAAAATTAACGATGATTTAATTAATAAAATTAAAGAATACGAAGAAAGAATTGAACGGCAACGTGGTTATATTGCCGCTCAAGGAGAAGGTATGGGCGAGTTGCAAAAAGAAATTGCTAAATTGAAGCAACTACTTGCTCGGCCTCGCGGTCGTCCTAAAGGATCTAAAAGCAAAGCAAAGGTTGTAAGCAAATGAATGATCTGATTCCTTTTCAAGATCAGCAACGCATGGCTGAAAGCATTGTGAAGTCTAAGTTCTATGGCTTTACAGACATCAATCAGGTCATGGCTGTGATGATCGTCGCACAGGCTGAAAATAAACACCCCGGCACAGTCGTTCAAGAATACGACATCATTCAGGGTCGGCCAGCTCTCAAGTCTCAGGCCATCCTTGCACGCTTCCAGCAAGCTGGGGGCAAGGTAGAGTACATCACATACACCGATGATAAGGTGGAAATGACATTCTCTCACCCTGCCGGCGGTTCTCTTACACTTGCTTGGACTATGAAACAAGCCGCTTCTATTGGCTTGGCAAGCAAGGACAACTGGAAAAAGTACCCTCGCGCTATGCTCAAGGCGCGGGTGGTTTCTGAGGGCGTTCGCGCTGTCTATCCAGCGTGCATCCTCGGTCACTATGCTGTTGAAGAGGTTATGGATTTTGACAGCAAGCCAATCAAACACACGCAGGTTGAGATCGTGCAAGATCTGACAGATCCAGACGATGACGTGCGTGAGGCTTGGGTTCTGTTCATTCCAGACGGCAACGGTGGCCGTAAGTTCTGGAAGGACTTTGCAACGCAAGAAGAATTTAAAACAGCTTATCAAGAGCTGGTTGATCGGTATGAAAACTCGAAAAAGCCAGAAGATGAGAAGAAGCAAAAGCTGAGTGAGCTTTGGCTGGTTAATGAAGATTTATTGACAAGGATTAGTGAAAATGGCGACGTTTAAAAATGGCCCAGGTCAGGGCGTGTTCTACATCAACGACAAGAAAACCACTGAAAAGCAGCCAGACTATCGCGGTGAGCTTGTTTTAGATCAGGCTTACGGTGCAGGCTCTACGATCAACATCGCAGGCTGGAAGAAGACGACGCCTAAGAATCACTTGATCTCGATTCGCATTGATCAGAAACAGGACGGCAGTAAACAATGGCCTAAGCCTGTTGGTGGTCTGGACGACTCGGAAATACCTTTTT